GGCTTGAGCCAGTTGTAATTGTGTTTGAGCCAGTGATAATCGCTGTGCCATAGAGAAAATGTTCGGATCTGACACTGGAAGTATGTCCACACGACCATCAAAGTCGGCTTGCATGGTCTCTGGGGGCACATTTCCAACAAAATAAGGGTATGGTACTGGATTTTCACTAAAAATCTCCGCTAACATACGAAATTCTTGCTTTTGAGCGTAATGTAAACGCTTATGTATAGCAGAAATGATTTTAGAACCTTGTTCTATCAACGCAACAGTCGTTCCAACGGGTGCATTTGAGTTAACATCAGCTGTTTTTGCGTCTGCAACCTGTGCAAAACGTCTACCAGAGTCAACAACCACACCTAAAAGTTGTGCTAGTGTGGCAGAGGGCTCTTTGTATGGCAGTGGGATGATTGAGTTTTTAAGATCTCCGCCTGGGACATCGATATCTCTGAACTCGCCAGGATTAAGAGGCTCGTCATCGTTACGAATACGAACACCCCTCGATTTAAAACCTGCTGGAAGATTTGATAAAGTACCTGCATCTATTAACTGCCTTAAAATTGATGTAGCTGCACGAGAAAGACCACCGATTGTGTGCAATAAACCGAGACCATAGAAGCCAAATCCCGGTAGAAACTTGAAGTGAACAAAATATTGTCTTTTTCTTCTTAATGGGTCTTGTTCTCTAAAGTTTCTAGAAATCGATAACACTTTTCCAGAACCTTGATCAAGGGTGACAATATAAGGCAACATAATACCCGAAGAATTCCCCTCCATATCCTTGTCTTCAAAACCTTCCAAATCCAAGTCAATGTGGCATTCCAATAAGGTATAAGAGTCATCAGAATAGTTTGGACGTAATCCCAGCAACTCATCAGAACGCTCTTGGATAGCTCCTTCATCTTCGCCATCATTCGTTTCAGATAATTCAACATCTCTATAAACTCCTGCTACTTGTAGTTTGCGAATATCATTATATGTCATTCTAACTACATGTGTAACCCTCTCCGTTGTTCTTAAATCAGAAGCCGAATATGGAACAACCATATCTTCTGCTGGAACAAACTTGGAGATGGCTCTCTGTTTGGTTTCATCAAAGTAAATCTTTTTAAATGTAGATCCAGTTAATGGCAAATAAAATAACATTTGGTCAGTGTCTGGGTCATACTCTTCCATGATTTCAGTAATCTGATAATTCATGAAATCTTCTACACGCTGGGCTTGTGCTTCAGTTTCTTGTGTCGGTGTTCCAAGAACTTGAGTCTTTACAGGTCCTCCACTCGGTAGCATTTCTTTATAACTCTGTGCTTGAAACTGTGTTACGGCTTCAGATAGTAATGGGTGTGTCACACCACTTGCACCCAAGAAAGGCTCACTTCTATCCTCATAATTTATGCCAAGAAGTCCTAATCCTTTGGATATAGCTTCTTCCCAATCTTCTCTAGATTCTATGTCCTCACGAAATTTGGCTTGTATTTCAGATGATAGTTCTCCAAGAATGTCATCGTCAAGAACCTCTGCGAGATTGGCATCATGTCTATATTCTTCGGTTTCAACTTCTACTGCCTCTTCATCTGCTAGTTCAATACCCTCGGGTAATTCATCAACAATCTCTGGTAATTCAATTTGAAGACTATCTTCTTCGGGCATCATTTGACCCCCTGCTCCCATCGAGCCTTCTACCATACCAGCTATCTGTCTAGGTTCTATTGCCATTATCCAGCCTTTCTAAATTTTTCAAATAAGCCACCCATAGCCATTCTAGGTATAGCTTCTTTCTTCTTCCCTAACAAGGGTCTTATATCCAATACTCTCATAGGATCTCTTGCTATTGTGTTTGAAACAGTAGCTTTATCTGCTGCCGATATAACTTGATTTTTAAGTATAGCACCTTTTTTAGCATATTCTTTTAAAACATTATCTAAAGTTTTACCGAAGACGGCTTCAAACTCTCCTGGTCCACTCCTCTGTCTTACTATTGCATAGTCTCTTCTTGATGGAAAAGCAATGAATTGTTTACCATCTTCGATGGCTTGTTCTATATTACTTCTAGCTAAGAACTGACCTGCTTTCTTTAAATTAGGAAAAGGAGCATTCTTAAAAAGAGATTTTGGAGTTATGAGTATATCCATTTCTTCCGCTTCATGCTTCATCGCTCTTAGAAAAACATCTTGTAGTTTTTTATCCGTAAGTTTTTTTCTTAACTCTTGCGACAATTTTAAAAATTTAGCTTTACCAAACTCAACATCATCCTTTTTCAATAAATCATTATATGTTTTATCACTTTGTTTTACTTTATCTTCTAAGAAAGCTATTTCTTCGTCATACGCATTTTTACCAAGCCGTGCTTTTAGTATATTTAAATTATCAATAGAATTAATACTGCCATCAAAATCTATGTTCTCCATAACGGGACCTTGTCTATTTATTACTGGTCTACCATTATTAGTTTTTTGTACTGAACCCGGGACTTTAACTGTTGTTGGTTTTGTTATTGATTCAACCAAATCTAAAATAGCTTGTTTTTTATGAGCAGCTGGATTTTTAGACATTTGAGGAGAAAAAGCAGGTATTTGTCTAAAATCTTTAATAGACTTTTCTACAAGTTCTGTCGCCATCTTATTTAAATTAACACCACTATCTTCTATGGCTTCAGTTATTGCAATATTTAAATCAAGCTTTGCTTTCTTAAATTCATCACTACCTTCTTCGGCAGCGTTAAGTCTTGCTTTTAAATTAGTAATTGTGTCTTCATCAAAGTTTTCATAAAACTTTGGATTGCTTCTAATTTTTTCAACAAATTCTGTAGTTAGTTTTTGTGTCTCGTAATAGTTATTTGCTTCTGACTTCATTACATTATCGACAATATTTTTATTATCTCTTCTGGTTGTTTCACCTTTTAATTCTTTTTTAACCTTTTGAAAAAAACCAAGATCCATCGATGCTGTCTTTTTCTCATAGTCAACAATATTATTTATTTTATCATCTAATTGATTTCGAGATAATTTGAGTTTAAAATTTTCATTAACCCCAAGTTTTTCTGCATCAACAAACATTTCAAAAAAAGGATCAATTGCTAAATCTCCTCTTGAATCATATATACTAAAAGGAGAGACCGGTATGTCTGGTTTAATTTTGGCTTTTACTTTTAAAGTACCAACAGCGTTTTCACCAGCTAAACCTTGTGCGGTTATACTATTTTTTAAATCATCATATTGCGAAAGTTGTATGTTTAAGTCTTCTACTTCTTTGCCTAGTTTAATCACATCATTTTTTAAGTTTTGCTTATTCGTTCTAAAAGTAGACAGACCCACTCCTTCTTTTACATCTATCTTCGCAATCTCATCAATAAGTACACGATCCTCGTTTGTGAGAATATTTAAATACTTTGGATTTTTTTCTGCGTTGTATGGAAGCTCTCGTGCAACGGAAGGACTAAAAGGTTCTGTTACAATTCCTTTTCTTAATTGTCCTTGCATTCTTGTTAATGTGTTTTCTTCTTTTGCTATTTTGTCTTTTAATAATGAAAGTCTTTGTCCATCTAACTTAAATTCTGTAGAATTTTTATATGTAGACAAATCTTTTAACTCTTCCATATTGAGTTTTCTACCTAGTTTTTTTTGTGTGTAGTCAATAGTTTTATTGACCTTCATATCTAAATCAGTCGCTTCTTGTTTTAATTTAGCTATTACTTCTTTTTGAGGGTCAATTCTTCCCGGTAATGTTTTTAAAGATTGATTCAAATCTTTGTTACCCGCTAAGTTCATTTGATGTTCTATCGCTATAACACCATCTGATAACCCATCATTCAGTTTTGGATCTAACTTAACATCGGCATTTCTTATGTGTCCAAAATAGCCAGGGTTAAGAGCGGTTTCTCCATAATCATGATAGCCTTGAGGTAAGTTCTCACCGTCTAATCCTCTAATTTTAGTACCCATGAAAGAATCTTTTCTTAATTTATCTGCTGGGTTAACTTCAGTAATATCATTAAAATGAGTAATCTTATAATCAGTTGCTACAAGGTCTATATTGTAAGGCAATTGTTCTTTAGCATTTAAAATACCTTGACTATAATCATCTACAATTTTAGTAGCATCCTCGGACTTCATGTTGTCTTTCCATGAAGTATCCTTACGCAGTTTTTCTTGTCCACTTAATGAGTATGTTCTTTTGTTGATGTTAGGTTTATAACCTCTTGCTATTTCCAACATCTTGTCTCGAGTTATGAGGGTGTTGTCTCCCGTTTCAACTCGTCTTTGTAAGTAAGCCAGTAACCCCGATTCTTGTGCCTCAAGAAATGTAGGTCGCCCACTTAAAACATTTATTGCTTCTTGTGGACTAATACCGTTGTTTGGTATCGACATACCTCCACGCTTGTTGATATTTTCTAAATCATATATTAAACGAGAATAAACACTTTTGTCCGTGGACAATGCACTTCCAAACGTAATCTCATTTGTGTCTCGGTTTTTCTGATTAATATCTATCGTTTCTGGCTTGGGTTTCATGCCTCCCGTACCAGAAGCCTCGGACATTAAAACTTCAGCATTGGTTCGTGGAACATCGTCCATTTTCAAAACAACACCTTCTGGTGTAACCATACTCTGTCTTAACGCTCCTGCTATTTTCTTGGGTGCCTTTAAGGTGTTCACGATCCCCGAAGCAGAGATTGGTATAGCACTGCCCCCGAACCTCGATAGGTTTTCACCAAAACTACCAGTAGGTTTTATGTTAAAAGCTTTTTGAAAAGCAATTGAACCTATACCTTCTTCAAGAACTTGACTCGGTTTTCTAGTGCCAGCATATAAATCATCCAAAGACCGACCACCCGCTACGGGCAAATATTTGGAAATTAGGCTTCCTATATCGCCAACAGAACCAAGTATGTCGGTGCCCAGTAACCCGAAACCTCTGAGTACATCTTCTTTAGCCTTTGCTCGAAGTGCCTGCTTTTCTTCTGGAGGCATAGGAGTTGGTAGAAGTCTATCTTGACGTTCCATTAAGTAATCCTTGTTGTTTTCTTTTTATTAGGAAGCATTCTATCTGAAAAACGATTAGTAACGGTATAACCACCAAGTTTCTTTTTAGTCGGTTTTATAGATCCAAATAAACTATCTAATTGTCTAATAGGATTTCCACCAAACTTGTCGTCAAACTTTGAGGTAATAGTTTTTTTCTTAGAAATCCTCTCTGCTTTTTTACCTTTGGATTTATTTTTACCAGCCATTAGTAATATTCCCTTGCTCTACGAGGATACCAATTCTCTGGAATCTCTTCGCCTTTTAAATCGATAAACCCGCCTTGCCTAAAACGCATTACTGCCATTGTCATACTATCACAATAGTCATCATGATCGCCATTCGGAAAAGATGCAACTTCTTCAATAACATCTTCTGCAAATTTCTCTCCTTCAGGATACCATACTTTACCCGATTCGAAAATAGGCGACACGATATGCATTCTCATAGTTTTATCGACACCACCACCACCTTTTCGTCTGCCGGGACTAAACGTAGTAACGGGAAGATTTAATAATCTTAGTTCATCAGCTAACGGTTGACCAGATGCCTTCGCCTCAATTAACATTAAATCTGGTTCCCAATATGCATTTTCTTCTATAGCTA